CGGCACCTTTTTCAATATCTACGCCAAGTGCTTCTAAGACAGCAAGTGCGTTTGCGCTAGTTAATTTAGCCATTATACTTTTCTCCTTATTATAGTAAAGTTGGTGCGTGGCTCATTGCCACTTCTGTTACTTGTGTTTCAGTGCCCGCGCTAGAGTCTGTTTCAAACTTTTCAATTTTCTCAGTCAATGTCGCGACGGTCTCAGTAAGACCCTTCACTACTTCATTAATTTCAGCATTACTTTCTTCAAGAACTTCCTTCAATAGAACAGTTACTTGTTCGGTGATGTCTGGAGTTTCAATTTCAGCAATACATTTCTGTACTAATTCTAAAACCTTTGTCTCTTCCATAGAGTTGTCTCCTTCTTCGTTGTTAATTATTATTTCTTCTTCATTTATAGTCTCGTCGTCGACTTCGCTCGTTACGATAGTGCTCAACTCGACAACTTTCTTATCGACATAGGCTTTACATTCTCCAAGTGATTTAGAAAATACATTTAGTTTCTCGATATCATCTTCATTCCATTCTAAATTCTCATAATAGTCGCTATGTAACATATCGAGTAAGAAATATGGACTCTTCGTTATGTCGGAAATACGCTCATTTACCGTGTCATCAAATGACTTGCCGAAGCCAATAGCCCTTAACGCTCTTTCCAAAATGTTTTCCTTAGTCTCGACTTCTGTTTTCTCGATAACATTGCGAGCGATACCATACATTGAAAAACCAGTAATGTCGCCCTTCTTGTAGGCATCCCAGATTTCCTGTGTAGCCTTGCTTGCAATAATCCATGTGCCTTTCGTAACGGCATTTCCGTTGAGTGTCAAATCGCAGGGAGCGGTATAACATTCCACAACCTCGCCCATTCCAGCCTCTAAGTCGTGCTGTCTATCCATAGCTCTATAATACCTCATATATTCATGGCAGGCTTTTTCAATATTGTCAGCAGTCATAAAGTCACCGTGTGAATCCACTACATCCGGCTCATAAACAATACCATAAAGTAATCGTTGTTCGTCATCTGTGGTGGTAATTAGGTCAGCCTTTACGATATACTTAACATCAATCTCCATATTAGACTCGACATCGCCTTCTGCTTTTGCTAAAAGGAAAGTGCGTTGATTTGCACCCTTGTCGACGAAAGAAACATGAGTGATTGTTACATCTCTCAATTCTCTTTTCTTCTTAATGTTAGTTTTCATTTAATTACCTCTTTATTTAATATGTTTCTATTTACAAAAAATGTCAAGTTAAATTTTGTTTATTTAGTTATTTACTATATCCTCATCCATATCGACCCCGAGTTCACTCAGCCTAATATCCAATTTAGCTTTAGTCGTGAATGTTTCAAAAGTAAGATTAATCCCATATATTGAAAGTCCTTTATGGTGTGTCACATGTTGCCCATTTCTAAAGGCAATCCAATACTCATTTAATCCAAAAGTTGTTGTCATTTTATTATCCTTTAATTTATGATGGTAATGGGCTTGGCACGAATGACCAGCCTAAAGCACTTAGATAGTTTATTGCAGTTATAGCACCAATATCATCGTCAACTGTTACGGTAGGACAACCTAAAATTATGTTAGTTGGGCTTACAGGGTCATTACCTGCAACCGTAGATGCCCACCCTATAATCGTTGCCTCGAAGTTCTCTTTTAAGTCAGTAGGAGTTAATGTGCCAGAACTTACAAACATATTTACCATACCCGTGTATCCCCCATTATAAACGACATTAGTTATATCCCAAGTTCCTATGTTTTGATTGAACTTATATGCATAGTAAAACATAGAACCCATATTGGTGACATTAGTTGTATCCCAACTTCCAATATCTTGATTGAATGCTGGTGCTCTGAAAAACATATCCGCCATATCAGTGACATTAGTTGTATCCCAACGAGTGCAACCCTGATTTAAAACTGGGCAAGTTCTAAATGTATATGATAAATCAAGAACAGTATCTGGCAATGAAGTATCTGGAACGCTTAGTAGCTCTCCACAACCCTTGAACCCATAAGATAATGATGTCAACCCTAACTCAGAACCAAACGCTAATACCCTTGTAAGATAATTACGAACATCCCAACTAGAAGCACCAAACGCAGGTAATCCAGCTCCAGACTTGCTTATTTTGCAGATATATTTACCATTAGCACTATAAGCGTGACTACAAGTATCTCCTGTAGAATAAACATCATCATCACCAATATCACCAGCATCACCAAAAGCAACATATACACCAAATGCACCACCTAAAGGTAATATGACTTCACCAGTTCCACCAGTACCAACATCTGTTACGGTGAACTCTAATATCATTGATTTGGACTTTTCAATATCTGGTATGTTATTAGAATATTTATCTCTAATTGTATTTGCAATTATATTTCTCATATTTATTCCTTATTCTTTTCTGAATCTAAATTACTAGCATCTTCACCATCACCAGTTTCGGTTGAGCTATTATCGGTGGTTCTTAAGTCGCCAGTTGCATTTAATTTCGGAGCACCTTTTGGATTCACTCCATTAGACTCATCTATTGGTGTCTCCATTAAATCAAGTGGCTTTAAGTTTAAAAATATTTGCCTAATCTCATTTATACCAAGACCACGATTTCCAAATTCGTCAAGCATATTCCAATAAGCACTCGCAATAACTGCATTGTCCTTTTCATTAGATATGTTAATTGTTTTTAAGGTGAATTCATAGTTCTTGCCAAATTCATTCGCAATAAACTTATTAATAGTATTGCATAGCATAAGCTGAGACGGCAAACAAACAGTTTCGATGAATAGTTTTAAATCAGCAATACCGGCACTTCCACCACCAAGAGCTGTCCCACCAGACAAGCCAAGAAGTTTTGGCATCACCCTGCATTTCAATGCTATCTTAAATTGTAGCTTATCATTCAATGTGATGAATTGTTCATCAATGCTTTTAGAGAGCGGAATTAAGCTTACTTTAGCCTTTTCATTCGGTATGGACAAGAACAACATCTTATGTGCATTGTCAACGCCCTTGAGGCTATTTGTAATAAACTGCTGAACGGCTTCGTATGATTTCTTTGATAATTTGCCACCCGTAATGGTAACTGCCCACGCAGGTTGCCCGCCATTTGAGAAAAAGTTAATATTATATTGGTCAGATAAATAGCTCTGTTTAATCATGTCATATAAATGGTCAACATCTGGCTTTCCATAATATAAATCCTCCTGAGACGGCACCTTAAAGTGTATTACATAATGAGTTCCGTCTTTAGTCTTGCCGTCGACAGGATATGGTTCATATTGTGCATATGCCCGAACTCTTCCGCCCGCGGTTGCTGATGGTAGGTGAAAAAACTTATCTACAGTTCTGGTCGTAAGTCCCTTTTTTGCTTTTGGCTTAATATACATATCCTTCGCCGGCAAATAATAAATAGCACGAGTTTCTCCACTCTTTACAAATTCCATGTAGCCATTGTGAAATGTTTCTAAATCCTCTTGCACATTCTTTAATGTGCTAATGAAAGTGTCGGAAAAGTTTCTGCTTGGATTGCTGAAGAACTCCATTAGTTGTTTATTGTCTTCTGCATCAATAGCTCCAAACCTATATCCCAGACCGGCGATTGTATCACGCTTGATTTCTATACAGGTCTGATATGTTGCATCGAGAGCTTTATATTGTAATATTTCAGAGGCATTGAACGGATGAGGAACACAACCATATTTTAAAATGGATGAATTGTTTGCCGTCACGACATTACTTGCCGGAATTCCAATTTTCTTAGCGATGTTTGGGAAATACATGAGTTCCGCGTCCTGCAAAATCGTGTCTGCATTTACTATGGCACCGTCTCCGAGCTTTTCCTCAGTAACCTCAATACTTTTTTCTATTTCATCAATTGTCATATATTCTCCTATTAAAAAATAACTATTTCCGACTCTTCGTCATAGCTAAGTTCACCTAACACTGAATTATCATTGTTGTCAAATGATTTCTTACTATTTGTTATAATATCTATTTCAAGTTCTGAACCAGACGACAATAATGAAAGCAACCCCGCCATTGAGTCGATAGCATCATCTTTTGCTGTGCGGTGCTTCCCGTATGACACTAAGTTCGACACAAAGCGTTTATAGTCTTCATCACGCTCGTTCTCAACGAGGAAATAACATCTAGCCTTGATGTCTCCGATACTTAATAATATTCTAATTTCTTTATTGGTAGTAGCGGTTCTACACTCTATCTCGACACCAAGAGCTTCAAATAACTTTTTATACTTCTCTTCGAGATTAGTTGCAAATTCCATTCCACCAGCATTGCTCTCGAAAACAAACTCATCTGGCTTAAATTGTGCAGTCTTCTCGATAAGTGGTCTTTGCAGATTAATACTATCTTCCGAGGAGAACACTACTCCAGTAATGAATACTCGACCTTCTGATGTTTTTGCAAATGGAGCCGACAAGTTGTCAGAACCCTTGTTTGCATAGTCACACCACGCATAGCTTCCCTCGATTTCTATGTCGTCGAGGTCTTTCATTGAAAACAAATTTAAATCATCGAGTGAAATTTTAGCAAAACTAGCATCGATTGGCTTGCATTGATATAACGCCTCGAACATCCATTCCTTTCCAGTAGCTTTCCACGA